AGTAGCTACTGAGGTACTGGAATCAATGAAGGAGGGTCGGAGAGCTCTACCCATGCGGGTGAGTCTCTTCCAACCCTCCCTCTTTGGACCAATACCTAATAGCTACTTGGAACATGTCTTGAAACGATATGTACAAGGTCAAGGATACCAAGGGGCACATCCATTTCTGAAAGCCCCGAAGGGACCCAAGACCGGGTACATGTACGCAAAAGACCTGACTCCAGCTTTTCGTAAGTTCCTGGTAAATAAGCTGTATTGGATTAATTTGATCACGGCCACCAATCGAAAGAAGATTTTCGATATGTGTGAGACTACGGAATCCTTCTCGGATCTCCGTAGTCTCCTCATATCGGTGGAGATGAGGATGAACTCAATCATACTCTCAACTCCAAATCTTCGGTACGAAGAGGCGGATCAAATTAATGCAATGTTGGTGAACAACACCTTGAATTTTCCTGATTACCACAAGAAACTCAAGTCTCAATGCAAGGAAATTCTCAAGTGTCTTCGGACAACTGGAGAAGTTCCTCGATTGAGGCGTGAGTTCTCATGGGTAGCCAGGAGACTCAAGGTAATTAAGTCTTTACGTTTGCCTGATGAAGATCTCAGACAGACCCTCTACTCCACCCTACTTCAAAGTCGCTCTTCCGGACTACCATCAAACGATGTAATCCGTGAGAGCAAGTTGAAGTGGATGGAAGCAGTCAACCTCGAACCACCTCTGGGTGACATCCCAGATTCCAGTGAACTCGAGAGTTACTTGAGGAAACGGTGTAAAACCCGCAAGGTTTTACACGGTTTCTCCCGGGTATCTCTCGGCTTCACTGGGTGTTTCGAATCCTCCCGAATGAAGGGAGGGAAGACTGGCGAGGCTCGTATGAGAATAACGGAAAATGAATCGGTGCAGAGGATTGATCTTGAGACAGGTAATGTCACAGATGACATTATCTACTCTAGAGATCAAGCTGGAGAGTTTCTTCTCCACTCCTCTCTGCACAAATTCATTGAAGACGAGCAACCGTTACTGAGAGTGCGGGTTAGCACGATTGATG